CTAAATGAGCGGGACAATGCGCCTTAATTTCATCTCCTGTAATTGAGATGATTTCAATACCAAGTCTGTCGAGAACATTCTCCATCTCATCAACGGTCATAGGTCTGTCTCGTCAATCTCCCTAAACTGTCCAGAATTCCAGTCCCACAACATAGAGACCTCTGCTGGACCAGAGTTACGGGAAGCAATAACCTTGAGCAAACGAGTGTCATCTACATTTTCATCTTCACGCTGTAAACCAAAGATAACATCGGCATCTTGATGGAAAGACGATGAGTAACCAATAGCATCTGTAGTTACTTGTCCATTACGCATCTTATTTTCAAGAACCTGAGTAGAGATAACAATAGGCTTATTAACACGCTGGGCTAGTCTCTTTAGAGAACGTGTGATGTTAGTAAGAGCTTGTGGACTTCCTGGCTTTTCACCATTTTCATCTACCATTAAATACATACCGTCAATAAAAACAACATCAGGTTGGTGAATTTGAATTTTGCTGGCGATATTAGAGACTGTAGAACCCTCTGTTGCGCCTACTAACCAAAACTTCTCTCGCATATTCTTGATAGCAGAAAGCTTTGCCTTAACGCGTGATTCTTCTTCATCAGTTAAAGCACCAACTTGATAACGGGTATGGGATACACGAGCACGCATAGCCACGTATCTAGATAGCTGTTCTTGGTTAGTCATCTCAAAGGACTGAAACATAGGAGTGCTACCTTTAAGGTGCACATTTTGAGCAATCTGCAAAGCCAAAGTTGATTTACCTGTTTTAGGTGGGGCAACAATAATAATCAACTGCCCATTCTGTAAACCGTTAGTTGCAGCATCAATTGTAGGAAAACCTGTTGGAACTCCAAGAAGTCCTGGGTTGTTCTTACGATAAAGGTAATCTTCCCATAACTGCATTGGGTTTTCAGTAATGTCAATGTCAGAAGATTTAGATAAACCATCTTCTTCAAGTTTGATGAGACCGCTTTGAATAGCAATGAGGGCGCCTTCATGGTCCTTGCTCTTTTCAATTTGCTCAATCGCATCGCCAATCATGGCAACAGTTGCAGCTTTGCGCCTAACAGCGATTATCTCATCAAGAAGGTAGTCGACGTTATCTGGAACATCTATAACATCATATGTAGGAAAGTTTTCTTTAACAACATCAACGCTTGGACATTCCCCATAACGAGTAAAGTGCTTACGAAGAAGATTCCAAACCTTGCGGTCTTCATTATCTACAAACCACGTGTCATTAACATTTCGTTCAAAAAGTGGGGCTAGATTACGAGTTTGAATAGTCTTGCTAAGTAATAACGTTTCTTTGTTCATAGCTCAGACACATCCAATCCCCAATGGCCGTACATTCCTTTTCGAGTAGGTATGTCTACCACAAAAGCAACCTCTGGTCTAAAAGGCAAATCTTTAACTAAATCCTTTATCTCATCATAAGCTTTACAGTACCTAAAAGGATTAGTGCCTTCTCGTTCTAAATTATTAAAAGAGACAATAAGGTCTTCATCACTCATGCCAAAAGAAACCATCTCAAAAGTAAATGAGCTGTTATTAGCAACTAAATAAAGTTTGCTAAGTAAACCCCTATTAAATTTCCTGATGTGCGTAGTTTTCTTAAAGAAAATTTTGCTTTTAGTTTCAACCTCAGTAGTTTGAGTAAACACATCGGCAACTATAAGAATACGTTTTGGCACATCATTGCTGATATCGCCTTTGTACACTTTAAATTACCTCGATTGTTCCAAATCTTGCTACGAACTCTCTGCGGTTTTTGCTAGAGAGCGATGCTTTATACTGGTCGTCCTTGGTAGCCCTGTGGCTAACCCCGTTATCGTAGACACCATTATTCTTCTCCATGCTATATTTTACAAATCGAGCATGTTTACAGTTTGTACTTGCTATAAAACGATTGCAATTACAGACTACTTTTTTGCTATCTGTAAGACCGACTTCAATAATTGTTGGGCCTGAAGTCCCTGAATACGTTAAAAATTGCTGAAGCAAAGAGAAATTTTGGTCTAACATGTTTCCCATTATCTCAAATCCTCTTCTCCGTCGATAGTTAAGTAGATAAAAGCTTCTTTGGCAAAACTACCAGTTGCATCCCCGTACCACTCTGCCCAATCATCTCTAGCAACGTTGGTAGTAACAATAGTAGGAAATCCATTGTTAAATCGTGTACGCAGAACATGATGAAGCATATTTTTTTGCCACCCTGAAAAGCTTGCGTGCTCCTTGCCTACATCGTCAATAATCAAAACGCGGATGTTATCAGCATCCTCTTTACAATTGCCCAACAGTCCGTCATAAAGGCGTTGTTCTTCCTCTAAATCACTAGCATCTATAAGTTGACCCTTAAGGTCAATGACATCGTTAAAAGTGACAAAATAACAGGGACGGATAAGAACCTTGCCTTCCGCTGGGGCAAATGCTTCTATGGGGAAAGTTAAAAGCATTTCTTGAAGGGCTGCCAAAGCAAGAGTGGTTTTACCTCGTCCAGGCTTTCCATAAAGCAGCACTCCGCGCCCACAGTGGTCCTGACCACTAGCAAGTATTATCTTACCCTCGCTGACAGCCGATACCCACCTTCTAAGGCCATCCAGAGCCTTTTTAGGGGCACCTGTACAGTCATCTAAGGTCCATCCAAGACGTGCTTTAGGAATAGAGGCAATTTGCAGCCATGTACGGCGCCTAAGCTTTACTTCCTCAAGTTTAAACACTATAGCCCCTTCCAAGACTCATCAGATTGTTGTTGAGCAATTGCCAACTTATCAGGAGTTTGAACCCTAACAGTAGCTTGAGAAGCAAGGGCCGAAAAATTCTTAATAAATAAACGCCACAACTTGTTGCTATCAGTTTCTTTGTTAATTTTTAACTGAGTAAAGAATATATTAATCATCTCTTCCTCGATAACGCCAGTTGTACCGTAGGTACGCCGAGCGGTATTGAGGGCAATTAAAAACCTAGAGCCAGTAATTCTCCATGGGGCAAGTCCCCACGTAGTGTTAACACGTTCTACAAAAAGGGTGACAGTGTGGTTTGTGCTGAGGTCTGTAGCAACGGCACGCTCTTCTAAACGCTTTTGATGGGCGCGGGTTTTATCATCTTCGTACTGGCGACGGCGCTCAAGGGCAGCCTTCTCACGTTCACGGGCTATATCTGAATCGGGCCCCGATTTCTTTTCAAAAAACTCATATCCCACGGGTTCCTCCACAGCGGGCGCTTGCGCCCCTGTTGTATTGTAATGATTATTACTAGAATGGATATCTATTTTAGATAGTTCATTCCACTCAGCGGATAGTATCTGAAGGTCGATTTCTGACCTCCACAAAGGGACCTTCACACCCCAAGTATGGGCTGCTAAAAACCCCTCTTTTGTTACGTAACTTACCGTGACTACTCGACCTGCAACCCGCTCTCTATGGGTTACAACGTAGCCAACTCCTCGCAACTCTCTCATTGCGGCTTGTATTGCTTTTCTACCTTCAGCGACCTCTTCGGCTAGGCGGTCGGCACTAATCGTCATGTCGCTGTTTACGTAGAACATTAAGGCAGCTCGTGCCCTAAGTGATAACTTTTTATCCATTAATCTTCTTCACTAGAAGGTCAAGCATGGACTGTACACCCTGAACCGTCTTTAAGAGTTCCGCTCGGAAAGCATCGGCGTTTTGCTCAATTTTTGGTTCTTCTACAGCTTTAGGGGCTACTGCCTCAACTACAGGTTCCTGTACGGTTTTTTCTGTAACTGATAGAGGTATTAAACCATCACAGAGGTTATAGGCCGAAATTTCCTTACTAACACACTGTTCAAGAATCTGCTCGTCTTCTGTAGTGTCTTCTGCATTCCATAGAAGCTGAGCTATAGCGCCATTATCTTTTAAAAAGTCTGTTGCTGCTATATAAGGAAAATCCGCAAAATTAACTGTGGCATTTGGAATACCCGTAGTTTTTGCGCTCTCTCGACAAAAGATTATAATGTCTTTTTTACAGTCAACCGCGTATTGGGCGGCATATGTTTGACTTCTACTTGGAGCGTCTTTATATGCTAAAACCAATACTCCACCATCACCATTTGCATAATAGTAATCTTCCATAAGGGCCTCAATATTTGCCCTACTGGTCTCCCCAGTACCTGCTACTAAAACGTAGTACACGTAACCTCCTTTG